TAGGGTGTTAGTCAAAGGAAATAAGGTGAAAGGATTTGATGAACGTGCCGATATAGCCGAGAAACGCCTGGTTGATTATCTGAATGTCTGGATTGAGAAAGAGGGAGATGGTGACCGCAATCCCATCTATAAACTGGCCATGTCACTGATACAGCGTAATGAGGTTGGAAATCTTGATTATAAATCCATTTCACGCTTGTATAAGCTGGAAGAGGATTTCAATGATCCTGAATACTCCTCTATCATGAAGCTCTTCCGTGAAAGTAATGTTGTGGAAGGTACTGTCGTTCGCTTCTACTTCGAGGAGAAGGATGAGGATAATCAGTGGACAAGAATAGAACCATCATTTAACAAGATGTGATATGAGTAAGCAAGTACAGATCTTGATGGTTTCTCCTCCTAATTTAACGAAGGAGAATATTTATGAGATGAAGACTTTTCAAGGATTTGCCTGTTCATATTGTCACGGAAATGGTTGGATACCAGCCTTGGGTGAGCGAAATGATCGAGAGCAAAGAATCTGCCCTGTTTGTAATGGTCGCAAAATTTTAAAAGCGGACATAACTATAAAATGGATGCCTGACGAAGAATAAAATCTTTAGTCTGAGAAGAGAAAGAATAACCTCAAGTATTAATAATTTAAATTTTTACATTATGAATGAAATTTATTGGATGACCGTAATTGGTAACCTGTCCACCGCGTTGATAGACGACGGTGTAACCTGTCTTGTCGTCGTTGTAGTCATATGGATTGTAGCTTTGATAATTGTCGTTGTCATGCTGTTTGTTTTGTTGGTATCGGAAGGTGATGTTATAGCAGAAGAGGACAGCAAACACTCATTCTTCAAATGGTTGAAGCGCTTTGTTGTCTGTGGTGTAATAGCAGCGATGACGAATATTTTTATTCCGACGACCAAGGAGCTGCTTTATATCTATGGTATCGGTGGTACGATTGACTATATCAGGACCAACGATACGGCAAAGCGGCTTCCGGACAAGTGTATCAAGGTGCTTGACCGTTTTGCGAATAAATATATTGACGAACCTAAAAAAGATAAATAATTATGGGAATGCACATATGGTTTGAGTGTAGAATCCGTTACGAGAAAGTAATGGAAAATGGAATGCAGAAAAAAGTAACAGAACCTTATCTGGTAGATGCTCTCAGCTTCACGGAAGCGGAAGCAAGGATAATCGAGGAGATGACTCCCTTTATCTCCGGAGAGTTTACAGTATCGGACATCAAGCGTGCCAACTACAGCGAAATTTTCCCCAGTGATGCCGAATGTGATGATCGTTGGTTTAAATGTAAGTTGTGCTACATCACGATAGATGATAAGAGCGGAAAAGAGAAGAATACGAGCACCTATGTGCTGGTACAGGCTGCGGATCTGGGACGGGCGAAGGAGAACCTTGATGCCGGCATGAAAGGCACAATGGCAGACTATCAGGTGCCCTCGGTAGTGGAAACAGCTATCATGGATGTATATCCTTATACAGCTGACAAAGACGCCAATCCTGAATCCTCGGACGAGAAGAAAAAGCAAGAATGAACAGTTCAAAGGTAGTCGTAGTCCTGCTCATTGTATGTGAGCAGGACTACCATAACGATCCGAAAGAGATGGTGAGCAAGGTTGACATGGAAGATGATCTGCTACAGATTAAGATGCGGGACATCGAGTATGAGATAGATGCCTTCATACACGAAGAGAGTAAACGAGTACGTTTTGGCTGGCATACGCGTGACAAGCCTTTCCATCCGCAAAATTTCAAACGAGAGATCACCTGGCATCGCATCAGGAGCCGATGCTTTTAAAGACAATTAAATAACCATTTAAAGACAATCTATGAACTTGAAAGAGAACAAAGATAAGAAGTCGATGAGGGCTATCCTTCAGGATGTTTCTCGTGTGACTGGGGTACCAAAGGCTCTGATCCTCTCTCGTGTGAGGAAACAGAAGGTGGCTGATGCAAGAATGCTATTCTGTCACATGGCTCGTAAGGAAGGCTATCTTTTGCGTGAAATCGCATCTTTCATCGGAAAGAGTTACTCTCGTGTATCTATGGCATGTTGTGATGTGGTACTGAGAAAAGAGACGTTTCGCCCATTCATTGACAAATTATCCGCATCCGTGAAGACATTGTCTGATACAAGGAAAAGGAAATGTGTGCTGACACTAAAGGAAGGCGAACATGAATGGCCATTAAAGGCTTACCAGTCCCCTGTTGGGATACGACATGAGGGTAAGCGTCCTAACATGGTAATCATTGACTGTTATCAGGAGTGTAATCAGAAACAGTTATTAGAATTATCCCGATATCTGGAAACTATTGCCAAGGCAATGGCAATTCAAATTGAACAATTATGAATAAAATAAGACTAATACTTCGTTGGTTATTTATTCCATTGTGGACTACACTATTTTTTGTGTATTTGCTTATATGGTATATACAAATGAGTTGGTACTATTTCAGCTTTCAAGATTATTGGAATGCTTTTCTAATATTATGGGATAAAATAATGCTATTAATGAGATTAAAAACATTAGAATAATGAACATTGGATTAATCGACGTAGATGGTCATAACTTTCCAAATTTTGCCCTCATGCGGATATCCGCCTATCACAAGGCAAGAGGCGATCAGGTGGAATGGGCAACTCCTTTTAACAGGTACGATAAGGTGATGGCAAGTAAAGTATTCACCTTCACTCCTGATTTTAACTATCTGACGCTTCAGACAGACATAGTTGAGAAGGGTGGCACAGGATACGATATCACCGGTAGGCTTCCTAAAGAGATAGAAAACAGTCGACTTATGGATTATTCCATTTATCCACAATATAGCTTTTCTCTTCAGTTCTTCTCAAGGGGCTGTATCCGGAAATGTCCATTTTGTCTAGTTCGTGAGAAAGAGGGATATATCCAGGCAGTAGAACCGGTTGAATTGAATCCTGAAGGAAAATGGATTGAAGTACTTGACAATAATTTCTTCGCCAATCCTGAATGGAGGCATGCAATTAGGTACCTGTTAAAACAAAATCAGATGGTTAATCTGCATGGCGTTGATGTTAGAATCATGAATGAAGAGCAAGCCTTCTATCTAGGTAAGTTGAGATTAAAAAGGAGGATACACATTGCCTGGGATTTGCCTTCAATTGACCTTACAGATAAGCTCAGAGAAGTGACTAAATATATCAAACCTCGTAATTTGTCTTGTTACGTTCTGGTAGGTTACAACTCAACCGTTGAGCAGGACATGTATAGGTTGAGCAGGCTTAGAGAATTAGGGATTTCTCCTTTTGTGCAACCTTACCGAGATTTTAATAATGATCGAAAACCGACTTTATATGAAAAGGATATTGCACAATGGGCTAACAAGCATCAAATATTTAAAACCTGCGATTTTGCAGACTTCTCACCAAGGAAGGGATTTAAATGTAACTATTATTTAAAGCAAAATAGAGATGAAGAATTTAAGGATTTCTCGCCACGTAAAGGATTTAGATGCGAATATTACCTAAAACAATAAAGACAATGAAAACAATTGACTCAATTATCATTCACTGCTCAGCAACACGTGCCGGGCAGGATTTACGTGCAAAGGATATAGATCGTATGCACAAACAAAGAGGCTTTAACCAGATCGGTTATAATTTCGTGGTCGACCTTGATGGTCATGTAGAGAATGGACGTCCACTTTCTATTGATGGGGCTCATTGTAATACAAAGGGATTTTCCGGTGTATCTTACAATAAGCACTCAATCGGTATCTGCTACATTGGTGGTTTAGATGCGAGTGGAAGACCAGCCGATACTCGTACTCCCGAGCAAAAAGCGGCATTACGTGGACTTGTGGCGAAATTGTGTAAAGAGTATGATATCATCGAGTTACTTGGTCATCGGGATACTTCACCTGATCTGGATGGCTCAGGTGAGGTGGAACCGGCGGAATTTATCAAGGCATGTCCCTGCTTTGACGTGCGATCTGAGTTCTCTAATTTTTTACGCAATGTTGTTGTGAAAGCAAAATAACCCTCAATCAAAATTTTAGCCAATAATGAGTATACATATAAAATTGGCAGCCACCGCCACAGGTGACGCTATAACAGCTATTTCAACAACAGTAAAGGTTGCAAAAGATGCTGATGTCGAAATAGATCTATTAATCCAGAATATTAATATTCGAGTAAGACCTACGAGTGATGTTCAGGATATAATTGAGATTTATAGATTAAAAAGTAACAAAGATAAGAATGAAGAAACGGGGCGAGTTAAGGGACACCATTGCTCGCATTAAGAGGGTGTCTTGTGTTTGCCTGCACCAGCGTTGAAGTTATCACATAGCTAAGGCTGACAGCCGGGAAAGACCGGCTTTTAATAATATTCAAAAGAAGGATAGTAATGGATGGAATATTAATAAATGGAGTTTTCCATGAAGCCATACAATCAGATATGGAAAGTTTTAAATGTGATAAATGTTCGTTGAAAGATTTTTGCGAAGAAATTGGTACGTCTACCTTATCTTATTTCCCTCTTTGTGAACATTTGACAAATGATAAATTAACGGTGTTTGTCAACCGTGGAAATATTAATATAAATTTAATAATGAATAAAGATAATATTATTCCACCTATGACGCATCCTTATGGGATGTGTTGGCAACAGCCGCCAACTTACTTGATACTAATTGATGATACTCATGCAGTGATGAGTAGACTTGATTTTGAAATACTCATGGATTATACTCGTTCTCAACCGTCAGCTCTCTATAATGGTAAAATGTGGAAAGCACAATATGAGAATGAAGGTGCGTTGAAATGGTTGCTATTGTTTCAATGAGAATGAGAAGACGAATGAGATAGACATTGCATATCGTGAAATTTTGATAATTGACTAATAACAATAAAGAAATGAAGAAAAATAAAGGATTTACAACACCATGCTATATGGCTGTTAAAGACGGAAATCACGCTAATCGTCTACTGATAGCATTAAAAAGTATAGGCGACAGAAAAGTATATGGAATACCAGAGAATATTACATATCCTTGTGTTTGTGGAGTATCCACGAACATTATATCATTCGGTGAATTGAATGATTTAGCCGGATTCATTAATTGTGAAGAAAGTGAGGATTTGTTTCTTGCTTTAGCATCCCTGCGAAATGATTCAGATATTCATCAATGGTTTACTGATGGTGAGAAATGGGTAATCAGCGATATCCATTCTCTTCTTGAACTAAAAGAGTATTTCCAGTTAATTAAATTCGACTACTCAAAAACTCACAAGGCAACAGCCGAAGAACTTATCAAGCATTTTAATTCGTAACAATTTAAATATGAAGAAAATACTAATAATTCTCGCAGTCGTCTCATTGACCGGCTGTAAAACTGAATATATATATCTGACCGTATTCCCTGTAAAAGGGGTTACAGAAATAACAGATACAATATATGTCGCCTCCGATAATCGCTTTAAAATGGATTTTCAGAAAGCAGACAGCATATTCAGCGTAATAGAAAAGGCTTCTGATGATGCTATGAAATCGGCTATTTTAAAATTTAAACGATGAGAATATGCAGATAAAGTATATACGATTGAAAGAAAAAGAGCATGCCTGTGATTACTGGCTTATGCTCGCCTATCGTACACTTTTACAGCGTACAAGGAAAAGCAGGAAGCGTAAAGAGTTTGCCCGGAAGATAATTCAGCTTTGCAAAGGTTCTGATAAGCGAATAATGGATATATCAGATGATTATAGATTTTGGACTGCCAAAGAACTGTATGATATTATCGTCAGTAAATAACCCTCAATACTATGAAGAAAGGAATATTTATGAAGAGTAAAAAAATAACCGTAATCATATCCTACGATTACGAAGATAAAAATACCGTTAGTAATGATCGGATTGCCGATAGAGTAAAAAATGACTTGTTGAAAGGCAGCAACCCCAATCACGAAAAGATAGAATCTGTTACAGTGGAAGATAACCAATAAATATAAAAATATGGATATAGAAAAAATTATTTTCAATATTGCCAATTACGGTGCACATACGTGGGTTAGATATTGGGTACAGAAAGAAATATCAGGTTTAACATTGCCTGGGGAGTACATTGCAATAAGGGGGGCTTTTTTAGCTGATAATTTGCTTACGGAAATTTTTGAATCGGCGGAGCCCATTGCCGCGGAATATCAGGTGACACTGCATAAGGAATGTGAGCCTCTCACCATAGATGCTGATGCATATTGTGATGTTTTATTGATGCGTAAATTGAAGTAAAACAGTATAATATTGAATAAACATGGATAAAAGTGATGAATGGTTAGCCATACCTGGCCTTTCCAGATATAAGATAAATAGAAACAACGGGGCTGTTATAAGCACTTGTAGAGGAAAGATACAATATCTCTCTACAAAAAGAAATACCGTTCAAATGAGAACGGAGACAGGTTTGCATATTAGAACGACACTTCCCCGGGCCCTATATTGCGCTATACATGGGATAAATATACGTGATATACCCTCGAAAGCTGTTATCCGAATGAATGAAGCCGGAGAACCGGAACTGATTTCCAGAGAAAGGCTTAATAAAGATGTTATCAATGCTCTTCGAAGTTCTTCCCCCCGTGTGGATGTGTTGCAGGAATACAAAAAGTCTATCGAGTTCATAGAATTAGTGTTGTCATGTTATAAGTCTGGTGACTTTGCACCGATAGCCGCCAAAATCCAAAGCATGAAAGGATTAGTAATCAATTATATCAAAAAAAGATTCCTTCTATCTGATGAGTATTCCTTGGATATGGCTTGGTACGCTGTTTCCGAATTGGCGTTGGATGATATTATCAATAAAAAAAGAATGATTCCTATGCTGGAGTACTACCTGAAAACTATTTCCCGTTCATACGTGGCACGAAAGAGGCTATACCTGCATAGGAAAAAATCTATAGACGATCCGGATGACTATACAATGAGTGTATACAGATAATTAATCCAAAACAATAAAGATATGAATAAAAGAACAATGCAAATAGATGTCATCGGTCCAGTTGAAGGAACTGAATTGATGAAATGTAAATTGTATATTGATGGTCGTGTGTGTGTCATCGGAATGTCACAGTATGACTATGAAGAGCTAATTCGTGAGAAAGTGTTTATCCGCGATGGGAAGAGTGTTGATTCTGCTGGTGTGATAAACACGACTAACACTTTCGTTGAAGAAGATTAATATTCAAAATCGTATAAGAAGGAAGGAAAACCTATGTTTAAAGATATAATCGAATTAGATAAACAAGTCGTAGACCGGATCGTAGATAAGGTCCACGAAAACAATTTAGAAATTGAGATGGAAATGGGAGTTGTAAAGGACGGTATGGTTAAAGTCCTCTTCCTCTATAAAGATCCGGAGCTTCTGCAGAGCGTGATAAACGAATCCGTTACTGAAGAGTACGATCTCCCATAAACAGTCCTCTGCCAATCCATTGTAAATGGTTTCATTTGACCCCGAATAAATGAAACAGAACTGATCATGTAACTAATCCCTTGAACTATGTATTTTAATGATGATGAGATAAGACGTATCAAAGATGCTGCCACAGGACATTTGCTTGATGTTGCGCAAGACTTCCATGAACTCAAACGCTCCGGAGTGAATTACAATTGCGATTGTCCCCAGTGTAAAGCCGCAAAGAAACTCTCAATTAGTCCGGCCAAACAAGTCTTTAAGTGCTTTGGATGCAAAGAATTGAAAGGTGGAGATTCGGTTTCTTTCCTAATGTCTGCTGAAGGAATGACCTTCAATGATGCTCTTGAATACCTTGCCAAAAAATTCAATGTCATTCTTGATCAACGTCCGACCATCAAGAAACAGCCGGCAAAAAAGATGAAAAAAGGCAGCAAGGCTGCCAAAGGTATCGATGTCGACAGTTATTGTGCCAGGATGCTGGCAGAATCAGGTCTTACCTTTGAGGATGTCACAGCAAAGGTCTATAAGACAGGAGATACACAAAGTATATTCGAACAACGTACTTTCCGTCCTGGTACCATTGATGAACGAGGAATGTTAACCACTAAGGGAGATGATGTCATCATCGAATATTATGATCTGGAAGGAATGCCGGTTGTCTTCACCCGGAAAGATAATAAAAGAAGGGACGTTGGTACTCCTCAAGAATATTATCGTATCAGATGGCAGTTTCCGGATGCCCACCTTGATAAAGAGGGTAAACCTTACAAATACAAATCCCCGCGTGGCAGCGGTACTCCGATCTATATTCCGGAGCGCATACGCAGTCTCTATAAGTCAAAGACAAAGATACCCCGTCTCTATATTCAAGAAGGTGAAAAGAAAGCGGAGAAAGCATGTAAGCACGGCATTCCGTCTATTGCGGTCAGCGGTATACAGAATCTCGGTCTTTACGGTGCCCTTCCGGAAGACCTGGTGAAGATCATCTCTACCTGTGAGGTACAGGAGGTTGCTTTTATCTTTGATTCGGACTGGGACGATATCAGCTCCAATATCCGGATCAATGATCAGGTCGAAAAGCGTCCCCGCTGTTTTTTCTATGCAGCAAAAAATTTCAAAGAATATATGCGTTCTCTCAAGAACCGGAACATCTTCGTTGAAATATTCGTCGGACACATTAATAAGAACGAAGCAGGAGACAAAGGCCTTGATGATCTGCTCGCAAATTCTCTGCGTGGAAAAGAAGAAGAGCTGGCCGCCGATATCGAGTTTGCATGCAATGAAAAGAAAGGTTTAGGCAAATACATTGAGATGTTCAAGGTAACTACCTGGACAGATCATAAATTGCAAGAATTATGGGGACTCCACTCTCATGAAGTCTTTGCCGAGCGTCATGCCGACCTCCTGCGTAACCTGCCGGAATTCCTATTCGGCCGATATCGATGGAAATTCGACGAACATGGAAAAGTAATCTTGGCACAACCTTTTGACGATGATGAAAAGTTCTGGAGAGAAGTCACAAAATATGATCGTAGCCAAAATGAACGTATTGAATATGAGTTCTGCTATGTCAACTCACAAAACTTCTTGCAAAACAGAGGATTCGGACGTCTTCGGAGAATTGATAAGAGTTATCAGTTCATTCACCTTGAACCGCCTGTCGTTCGTGCTATCGATGCCTCTGATGCCCGTGACTACCTGTTTCAGTTTGCCAAGCATAATTGCAAGACTGAGGTAAATGAAATGTTGATTAAAGGCGTGTCTCAATATGTGGGTCCGGACAAGTTATCCCTGCTTGAGTTCATTCAGCCCAATTTCGTTAAGCCCAACCGGGAATCCCAGTATTTCTATTTTGATAAAAATTGCTGGCTGGTCACAAAAGATTCTGTAAGCGAACTCGGTTACGAGAATATCACACACCACATCTGGGAAGAGCAACGTAAAATGACACCGGCCAAATATCTGGGTAAACCGTTGGTTACTTTTAGCCGGCAAGACAACACATTTACTTACGAACTTTCAGAGGCCGGTAAGAAATCCCATTACCTCCAGTTCCTGATCAACACCAGTAACTTTACCTGGCGAAAATCTGCTGAAGAAATAGAGCCGGAAGAAGAGAATGAAAATCGTATCCATCTCCTTAGTAAACTGTGTGCAATCGGATACATGGTTATGGAAGCGAAAGACAATAATGTGGCCAGAGCTGTCATCGGCATGGATGGCAAGCAATCTGAAGTAGGAGAAAGTAACGGCCGTTCCGGGAAATCACTTGTAGGGGAATTGATGCGTAATATCATTCCTACAGCCTATATTCCCGGAAAACGCTCTGATCTTTTTAATGATCAATTTGTATGGAATGACATTCAGGAAAACACTAAACTCGTTTTTATTGACGACGTGTTACAAAACTTCAACTTTGAATTTCTGTTCCCCAACATTACTGGGGATTGGTCAGTAAATTATAAAGGAGGTAGAAGGATCACTTTACCATTTGCGCGATCACCCAAAATGTATATTGCCACCAACCATGCCATCCGTGGCAGTGGTTCAAGTTACACGGATCGCCAGTGGCTACTTGCATTCTCCGATTTCTATAACGATACCCATAAGCCAGTTGACGACTTCGGGGTCCTCTTCTTCTCGGAGTGGGATTTTGAACAATGGAATCTTACCTGGAACCTGTTGGCCAATTGCGTCCAATTGTATTTGACTTATGGCGTTGTCCAGGCTCCCGGCGAAAGGTTAGAGCAAAGAAAGCTGCGTCAGGAAATGGGTGAAACCCTCATCTCCTGGGCTGATGAATACTTCTCCGGAGAAGAACATCTCAATGTCCGTTTACCCCGGAAAGATTTATATGACGCATTTTGCCAATACGACAATCAGCAACGAAAGTTTGTATCACCAACCGCATTTAAGAAGAAATTTATAATGTATTGCGCATGGAAAGGTTATGTATTCAATCCTCACAAATATGACAGTATAACCGGGAAACCTTTTCAAGTCGATAAGGACGGGAAGGCGGTTGTAGATGATAAATCCGGAGGTGTAGAGTACTTTACGGTAGGAACCGGAGCCCAACCTATCCCGGAAGAAGATAATAGCCGGTTACCACAACCGACAGGTAAACTCGTTTTCTAACTTAAACATAAAAACAATGAGTGTAAACAAATGTATTTTTATCGGCAACATGGGACGTGAAGCCGAGGTCCGTACCACTGAAGCCGGTATCAAAGTAGCCCAATTTTCTATTGCATGTACAGAGCGCGCTTATACAAACAAAGCCGGTCAAACGATTCCGGAGAGAACCGAATGGATACCCGTCGTAGCCTGGAGGGGATTGGCGGAAACCATTGAGAAGTACACCCACAAAGGGAGCAAACTATATATTGAAGGCAGATTCACAACCCGGAAGTATGAAACAAATGACGGCCAGAAACGAACCGTTTCTGAAATCGTAGCCGAAAGTATTGAAATGCTCGATCCCAAGCGGGATGTTCCCCCGCTCCCTCCGGAACCTGAGCAGAAATTGAGTTATAATCCATAAAATGACATGCCATGAACCTATCTTCTTTTAAACTGACCAATATTAACGAATTGATATCCGTATACAAAGAGAATCCGGAGCGCTTTAATCGCTTTTATAACGCAGTGTATCTGCTGCTGGATAGCATTCCGGAATGCGGAAGTATTCGTGTAATGGATCACTGTGAGGCGTCCTCCTATGACTTGTTTATAAAGTGTGCATGTTGGATTATTCAGGAAGAGACGGAACAGAAAGAGTTGACGGATGCATTACTTGAGTTTTCGGATGATTATACAATTATTCGCCGGTGCGCGAAGTTCGTAAAATCCAAATCCTGGGTTCATTTCTACTCACGACGATAGGAGTATATTATCCCAATTTATTACCCTGTAAAGATACGTCTTTTATTTGATATACACAACATTACAATGATAAAAAAAGAGAATAAAATATTCGTAGTCATATCTCCTGATCCCGTCGAGCGTGAGCAGTTGATCGCACGCCTGGCCGTCCGTTTAGGTTTTGCCAAGATTCCGTCCGATGCACTCAAGATCATAAGCAAGGACATTTATTCCTTTGACCTGGCAACTGCATATTTTGTGCTTTGCAGTAACTATCATTTCCGGGGTTCTATCGTCACAACACAACGGCTGTATGAGCTTGCAGCAAGAGGTATATGTGTTTGTGTAGGTGTGAAGTCACTGCCCCGTGAGTACGAGTTGGTATCTCAAGTGTTTTATCCGAATGATTTGCGATAGCACAAGTCGGAACATTTATCCGGCCGCGGTACGCATCAGCGTATCGCGGCTTTGTTTTTTCGGTCGTTCCCCCTTTACCCCCTTTTGCTTAGAAGAACGTTTTGAACAACTGTGCCTGAGACGAAGTAAAGCCGGCAACGAGGTGTCTATATATTATTTTTATTTTTTCTTTCTTCTGTAAAAGAGACTACCTTAAAAATATAGAATATTTTTGTGCTTTCGTGCAGACAGGTGCAATTCGGTATTTATTACACTATAAATCAAATATTTAAACAGAGCACAAATTTCGTACAAAAACGTACGCCTCGTACTAAATTGCACAAAATTGTATTTTGTACGCACAATGTACCAATCGTACAAAAACGTACCATGTTTCGTACAGATATAAACAAATTATAATCAACACATTATATGATAATACTGCACGATTTACACAATTGCACAAAAAAGGAGTACCGTTTTTGCAAGGGGGATTAGTTTGTTCCGGTAAGTCTTGTTTATGTCCGCAAAACTTTGTATATTAGCGTAAACCATTCTATGACCTAAATGATAACTACCAAAATCGAAGTTCCTCCGCATCTATGTGAGTATATCCGCGGCAAATACTGTAACCTGACCTCTGAGCCGGTCCGTTTTCCCGATAACCTGAATATCTATCACGTAATATTCGACCTTCTTCAGAAGAGGCCGTCAGAAGCTCCGGTTGATCGTGGTAATTTAGAAATCTGTCTGCCTGAACGAAGTATAGGTAAATCGCCAGTGACCTACAACTATTTAGGACTTCGCTCCCAGGTGATCATTTCCCGGAAAATAGAATTGATGATGTGGGCGGAGTTGCATGAATACCTGGACGAACAGAAGCACCGGTATGGAATCAAATACATTGATGGAGTGCAATTCTTCATGCGCAGATATGGAATTGATTCTCTTACGGAAGAAGCTTTTCTCAAACACTACCAGCGTTGGAGGGCAAAAGTGAGGAGAAAAGAAAAAAGGAGCTATAAAAAGCGAGAATAATTCATCGAGTAAGCGTAGTTAAATGTCCTTTTTTTGAGTGAAAAATGTTCGAAAAGAGAGAATCACAGATAGTATATTGTAAATCAACAGAATATGAATACAAACAATATCGGAGGAGTCATTCAGGCAGATTTCCTGTTCACGGATGAAATAAGTTTATTTTCAGTCATCAATCACTCAGCCGTTATCAGCCTTCACCGGCCCAATACCTGGAGAAACCTGCCTATCACCTATATGGGAGTTTCTCCAGATGTGGAAGCGGACGACACTCAAGCCGGTACGCTATACAAACAGACCCTTACCATCCGCCTGAAACGTACAGGACTGACAGATTCAGAACTTCACATCCTGCGGACTATCAATGTACGTGGTTGCGTAGTAAGATGCAAGGATGCGAATGGCAATATCCGATTGTATGGAAGCAAAGAGTACCCGCTTCTGGGAACCGTGATAGAGAAAACAGGAACCAAGGCCTCCGACCTTTCCGGAATTGAAGCCACTTTTTCCGGAAAAGGTGCCTATCCTCCACTACCTGTTACAGAGTTATAACCGTCCTTCGACATCATTATATATAGCCGTATCATTGCAACAAAATAAGTGCAATGAGCCAAAAACGCATCATCTTATCAGATTCATCACTCAACCGGTACGGCTACCGGGTTCTTACTGCTGGACTTCTTCTTGAAGCTTTCATTGACAACCCGGTGATGCTGTATGGGCATTTCCGTGATGAAGGATCACCCCTATGGTGTGATTACAAAGCAATCGGATATTGGGACGATATCAAGATAGAGGACGACGTGCTTTCTGCTATTCCTGTTTTCGACAAGGTAGACGATTTATCGAAGACCATTGCCGCGAAATACGAAGCAGGGACCTTACGGGCCGCAAGTATTGGTATACGTATCCTGGCCACATCCTCCGAAAAAGAATATCTGCTTCCGGGACAAACACGCGAAACTGTTACCAAAGCAGAAATCATGGAGGCTTCCATCGTGGATATCCCGGCCAATTCCCATGCCGTGCGCTTATACGACCGTTCCTCCTCCGTTTTACTGGCAGCGGGTATGGACACGAATATTGTGCCAGCATTAACAATCCCAAAAGAAAAGGCAATGAATTACAAACCATCATGGACCGGCTTCCTCTCTTTCCTGGGAATTTCAAAAGATAAAGCGGAAACCACCGAACTGTCTGCTGAAAACCTGGACTCTATCCATGCTGAAATGGAACGATTAAAGACAGAGAATGCTACTCTTGTACAGGCTAAGACCGATATTGAAGAGAAACTTAACTCTGCCAACGCGAAGATTACAGAGCTGAACGGTTCTACATCCGGCAAGGATAACGAGATCAGTACTCTCAAGAACTCTATCACTGAGAAGGATTCTAAAATCACCCAACTTGAAGAGCAAGTGAAGAATCTGAAGAACGGTCCTACACCGGGGCATGCCGGTCTGACTCCTGAACAAGAGCCTGAAGGTAGCGGAACCCAGGAAGAGTTATCTGCTTTTTGTGACCAGAACGCAGGAAACTATCAAGCCATCACCGAGAAATTAAAAGCTGAGGGCCTGTATTAATAACCTAAACTTTAACTATTAAAAAGTCTATTCAAATGGCTGCAAATAAACTAATTGATGTCTCTAAACTGAACGAAGCACTGGTCATTTATGACCAGGCACTTCGTGCGCTGCCGTTTGCCACCCTCACCGAAGTGGCAAACCTACTGAAGCTGAATGTTATGGACCTGCAAGGCAAACACGCACGTATCAACGAGCGGCGTCGTGCCGGTGGCACGCAATCGTATAAAATCGGAAAGAACTTCGGACTGGTCGATAAACTCTTAGGTTACGAACCCTCAGTCATCGAGCCGAAAGATGTTGTCTGCATCACCAAAGAAAATTCCCAGAAGTACGATGACAACGAACTGCTGATCATCGGTGGCACTCCGGTAAGCAACACTACGAAAAAACATCCGATGGAGACCAAGGTTGCATTTACCCTGGTACGTTCGCATTTGGAAGATATCGTATATAGCCTGTTCTCTGCCGAACGGGATGAAGATTCCAACTCACCCGGCGGGGCTTTCGATGGTATTTATACCAAGATGGATATGCTGATCACTCGTGGCGATGTAAATGCGGCCCGTGGTAATTTCGCTATTTCCGGAGAGTTTGCCGCGCCAACGTCAGATACAGATTATGCAGCTTACGAGAATCTGGTGGAATGGATCGGAGGGGCAAACACCTACCTTCGTTCTTCAATAGGCGGTGTACCACAGCTTTTGTGTGCTGAAACCGTTTTGAAAGCTGCCCGTTCAGCATTACGCAATAAGTTACGCATGCAGGAATATCCTTCCATGCAACGCATGCTTGAACTCTTGCGGGAAGACGCCATGTGTCCGAACCTGATTGTCTCCTCCCACGAAGCTTTAGGCCAAGGTTCCAGGCTGACCCTTCAGAAAGTTGGTAACATAGACGTGGCGTTCAATACTCAGGCGGCTTCTAAATTCTGCCAGATACGTGATATTTACGAGGACCCGAACGAATGGCAGTTCTGGTTACAGGCAGGATACGATACACGTATCAATGACTGGCATGAGAAAGTCTTCCGCTGTAACGAGCAGAAGAACGAATCTCTCGACCTGGCCGGCGACTATTGTAAAACCGGTGGAGTGCAGGTAGCCATCACCGGCACCGACAAAGGCCAATGGAGTATCCAGGGAAAAGTTGCCAAACGCGGTAACGGCCAATGCATCATTGGACTTCCTCCGGGAAAATACACCATCGAGTTCACTGATGCCGATGGCAAGACCAAACCGGCAAATACACAGGTTACAGTTGTTGCCGGTGAAGTAGCCACCGCTACCGGAGCCTATACTTAACTAATCCGGGGGAAGGGACTCTTACCTTCCCCTACATAAACTAAACAATTACCTGATTATGAAACGATTTATTCTTTGCATTTCATGCCTGCTTATCTGCTGCCTGTTCTTGTTTCCGGAAGTACAAGCGGCCATTCCGGATACCGGAAACTGGATCAGCCATCATCTTCTGACATCAGACGGTTTAACCGTTCTGGCTGCCGGTCCGGCATTTGCCCCGTTAAAATGGAATATCGGGCAAAACAACATGGGAGGTTATAAAGGACGGCTGCTCTTTATTCCGTATGACGCTCCTTCAACCGTACCAATGATTCCGGCAAAGCCTACTACGAATGAGGACCTGATTACCGCTTCAGGATCATTCACTTTTCCAAGCGGCGGAACCTATACTCAGCCGATTTACTTGTATTCCACAAAAGGGAAAGTAGGTTATAAAGCGGAAATTCAAGGCGAAACGGACGGAAAATCTTTTAAGCAGACTTTAGAGTTTTTCTTCCCCGGCAATACTCCGGGAATGCATGCTTTCAGTACACTTGTCAAGAACACTCCGGGGTACTTCGTCTTCGAAGATTCCGACGGCCAACAATTCCTGATGGGTAAACCGGGCATGTATGCCGATGTATCACCCTCCTTTGATGGTGGTAAGCTCGCCGCCGATCAGCGGGGAACTGCCTATACAGCCACTTGTGACGCAAATGAATCGGCTGTTGTTTTAGGGACACCAATCGACATGGAAGTCATTGCAGGCCTAAAACCGGCTCCAAGTCCCGGAGGTTAACATAATACATATATTTTATGACAAGAAACGAACAGTTAGAAAAATGGTTGTCAAACCGTCAGCGTAGGTACGCTGACGGTATGGAACTCTTTAACGCCTTAGCAAAGGCAAACACCAAGAGCAGCTATGGGAACTATCTTTCCCAGGCACCGGAGAATCCTCACATTTTCGATCCCCACTTTACACAATTAGTCAATATACTGACTAAAATAGCCAGGGAAATAAAAGATGCTCCTTCTGTTTACCCGGCTGCATTCGAAGAGATCCTGATCGTTCAAACACTGAATGATGAACAACGGACTCAAGAAACCGATATCCGGAAAGAGGCAATCGACCGACTCCAAGAGGAGATCGACGGACTGCATAACCGTATCAGCGAACTTGAGAGTGACACGGAAAATCATGCTGACGAACTCTCAACTTTAAATGAAGAGTTCGAGGAGAAAATGAAAGAGCTCTCCGCTATCCGGGGCGAACTGGATGCCTTGAACACTCCAGGCGTCAAGATCGTAACAGAAGAATCCCTCACTCCTGCCTTACGTAAAGCATACGCCCGTATCAAAGAGATCGCTCCCCTGTACGCCAGTCTCCATAATGATATTGCGAATCCGGATATCCCGACAGAGGAACGTCACCCCCTCGCAGAAGAACTCTGCAAGTTGGACGACGAACGTCGCAAACTTTGGAAACAGATTGACGATTACGCAGAAGGCAAACAGGCAACCTTAGAGCTTGATGCTAAACGTCCTGAGTATAGTGAAAATGCAGTGGTCAGAGGCTTCGAAATAGCCCGTCAGATCAAACGTCTGAAGCAGAACATTACGAACAGCAAAACAGCCGCAGAGAGGGCCGGGAAAGAGGGAAAGCAGGCTGTTCTGCAGAACGCACTCGACCGGATTGCTAAATACGAAACTGAATTAGCCGCTTTAACGGCAGAATTATCGGCAGAACAAGGTGAAAAGGTTTCAGGATAACTTTCCTTTGGCTTTGTGCCCCGGTTCTATCGAACCGTTCATGCACAAAGGAGACTGGGCAATACATGAAGTGTTGCCCTCTCTTTTATCTGAAATCGGACCGGCGGATATAAGGATCGCTACATTCAGTATCTCAGAGGACAGTTTACGCCCTCTCTTCTTCCTGGCCGATGATAAAAAAATTACAGGTCTGACCCTCCTGCTCGATACGACGGTAAAACGGCACAAGCTTGACTTGTTACTGTTTGCCTCCAACATCACACCACGCATACGGATTGACTCCTGTCATGCAAAAGTGTTATTGGTGGAAAATGACAAATATCAGTTCGGTATTGCCGGTTCCGCGAACCTAAACCAGAATCACCGCTGGGAAAATGGCTTCTATTTCACTTCCGGAAAGCATTTCAATTACTTCTCGGAAATGTTCGAGCAGGCATATAATCAAGCAATCAGTTACGAAATATTAGAATAAAAATGGAGTTATCAGATGAAACCTTGCAACAAATCAAAGAGATGGCCGCAGCTCTGCTGCCTCCCGCAGAAATCGCCATTCTAATTTCGCTGCCTGCCGGTGAACGCAGCTACTTCTGTGATATTTGCAAAAATCATCATCATTCTCCTATCTACGAAGCATACCATCAGGGACGCCTGCAAACAAAATTCGAACTCCGCAAGACTGTGATCAAGTTAGCCAAAGCCGGAAGTCCGGCGGCCGAGCCACTCGCTGATAAATACATGAAAGAACAAATCATCAACGACTAAATTATGCCGAAAAAAGACACAACCTACGACCGCATCGAACGCTCCCTGTTCAAAGATCGGGGTGAATCCGCTCTCCAGTTATCACCAAAGGAGATGGAAATTAAGAATCGGATGATGCTTTGTGTTAGTAAGAAAATGGAAAGCCCATTAATTGAAGACCAGGAGCTCGTTACTTTTCTCATGCACGGATGTGGAGGGCAAGCGGAACCTGTTTCCCAATCACAGGCCTATCGCGATATCGGTATGATCAACCGGCTGGTCGGTAACATCCAGTTGGCGGCCAAATCCTGGTATCGCTACATGATCGTAGAAGGAGGAAAGAAAGCATTTCAACTCGCTATCGACAACGGAGATGCCAAAGGAGCTGCCGCCGCTCTCGACAAGATAGGTAAATACACCCGTTCCGACAAAGACGATGACGCATTCGACTTCAGTCAGCTTATTCCCCCATCTTTTGAACCTTCCGACGACGTGACGACACTTGAGGGTATTGAAGTGATAGACAATCTGGAGCAACGCCGCCAGGAACTCCGCAGCTTGTGCAAAGATATGTTGACCAAACAGGCGACAGATATTCAAACCATTGAAGAGGAGGATATTGAAGAATGACAGCCCAAGCCTCTCCCATACCATCGGCATACGAACTCCGCATGAAACAGGCCAATGTGATACGGAAGTTCTTCAACAAAATGCAACGCCAGGCAATGGCTATTGCCGCACATGACGAATACATCGTTGCATCGCGTGGTACCGGTAAGTCAGAAGGTATCGACGCCCGCTTCATTCTCAGGAACGTCTGGGAAATGCCCGGTTCATTGGGTGGAATGATCTCTCCCAGCTATGCTAAAGCCTGGGGGAATACCCTTCCGGCTATCTGTAAAGCACTCGCCGAATGGGGATACATTCAAAATATACATTATGTCGTTGGCCATAAAGCACCACCTTCCATGGGCTTTGCCAAGCCTGTCCGTCCGGTACTCGGAGACGGATGGAGTAATGCTTTCCATTTCTGGAATGGCACGGTCATGGTCATTCTTTCCTTTAATCAAGGGATGTCCGCAAACTCCATGTCGCTTGACTGGGTGATAGGGCCGGAGGCAAAGTTCCTTTCCTATGACAAAATAAAGAACGAGGTCAATCCGGCCAACCGGGGAAACCGGCAATATTTCGGGCACTGTCCTCACCATCACAGCGTATGTTACTCAACGGACATGCCCGGATCATCCATGGGACGTTGGATTCTCGACAAACAGGAAGAGATGCAGCCCCCACATATCCAACTCATTCGTAACCTGTATAAAGAACTTCAGGATTACAAACGTAAACCGCTGACCGAACACACCATGCGGATGATCCGGGAACTTCAACGTGATCTTGACATAGCCCGGAAGTTTCAACCTGCAATCAAACCGAATGATAAGAAAAAACGGGAATACACTGTATTTTATGGTGAATATGATGTCTTTGATAACCTTGAGGTCCTGGGAGAAGACTTCATTTGGCAGATGCAGCGTGATTCTCCCCCGTTGGTATGGCGTACCGCCTTCCTGAACGAACGGCTGATGAAAGTTCCCAATGGCTTTTACAGTGCCCTGGACGACCGCATACATTTCTATCAGCCGGCTGATAACGGAAGGCTGAAGAATCTTGGAAGTAATTGGAAGCAACTGAGTTCCTGCGGCTGCCTGGGAGACGGTGACCTTGATTTTGACAAAGAACTGCATATTGCATTCGACTCCAATGCGTCAATCTCGACAGCGGTAGTGGCACAACTGGACGGGAATACGATGAAAATCATCAAATCGTTCTATGTCAAAACCCCATCCAAACTCGGAGACCTGGTACAACAGATAGCTGACTATTACCGTCCCAAGCTCAATCACGATGTAGTCGTCTACTATGATCATACCTTTACCTGGGAGTCGGGCTCCACAACAGAAACCTATGCGGATATCATTGAACGTGTATTCAAAGAGAACCGGTACACTCCTGCAATGGTATATGTCGGACAGGCACCCAAACATGAATGGAAACACCTCAATATCGATCTCGCATTGAAAGGTGATCCGCAATTCCTGTGGATTCGTTTCAATCTCTATCAAAACGAGTTCCTCAAGATCGCCATGGAGCAAACCGGTATTAAGCAGGGTAAAAACGGTTTTGAGAAGGACAAAGCTCCGGAAGGTACTGACGATACTCCGGACAATCCGGATCAATACAAAACCCATGTTACGGATGCCTTCGACACATTATGGCTCGGCATGAATTTCTACTTCACACGTCCGGGAACCGGCACCGGAGGAATATTTTTCCTCAATCGGAAATAAAATACCGCTTTTCGTAATTGCTAAAATTACGTCAAACAACCGCCATTTCAGGCGTTTTAAATCCCGCCCCCTCTGCCAAAAGAGCAATCGGCGGACTCCGCTTCACCCCGGCGCAGCCGGGCGACGCAAAAGCATTCTCCCCCCCTCTCTCAAGGTCTGTCAGAGTGCTTTTGCTGCCCGCTGTGCCACTTTTTCAATCATTCCGACACATTACCCGTCTTAAATAAAACAATCTTATTTTTGCTAATTTCCACCTTTACTTTATCTCCTAACTGGAAACCGTATTTTTTTAAATACTCTCCTTTCAAATTAAACCCGATTGTGCCTTTACCATTTTGCGGAAGCCTGACACATTGCAAAACTTTCTCCATATTGCTAACATTTAGGGGTATAACGTACAAAATTGGCGGGAATCATGTTCTTTACCGGCTGTATGATCCCTGTCACCGGTAAAGGCTTTAAATCATCCGCACATGCAGGCGGTTGGTTTATTATCCCGGCTTCCACTTCATAAACGGTCGGTATCTTGGTTACACTATCAACGATAATCAACCAGCGATGCCAACATTGATCCGTCAAGGCATTCATGTGTAATACTTCCCCGTTTAAGCTGTTCAGACACAAATTAATGATAGTCATGAGACAGCAGGTATATGAGATATCAATCCCGACAAAAGTCAATGCTCTATCCTTTTGGGCTGCTGATAAAAGGAGTCTTCCGCTACCGCATGCAGGGTCTAATACCCTCCGATCTCCCTGTTTAGGCTGATCATTTACTTTAGGAGCTGTAATCAATTGGTTCATTAATTCACATACCCCAAACGGTGTAAAAAACTGCCCGTTTTGGGCGTTGCTTAAAAACTCTTGAAAATAGTCTCCGAACGGGTCTACCAGTGGTTGCCTGTCCATCTGCATAACAAGTGCGGCAAAAGCCTGTGAAAACAGATCCAGTTCTGTTTTGTCATAGGGCTTTATCGTTTTGAAATAAAGTTCTTCCTTACGTCCCATTGAGAGGCAACAAACGACTATTTGCAGAAAGTCATTAAATACCTTTTCCCGTCCGTGTTTTGGGGATAGCTTTTCCAAATACTCCCCATAAGTAGTTAAATCACTGTTTTTCATATACCTGCAAATTTGAGAACACAAAACAAATCGGATAGAAATTCATTGGGTCATTATCTTCTCCCTGTGCTTCTTCTACTTGGGTCGTCTCTACTTTCTTAGGTGCACCCCAAAGGCATAAGGCATGGGAACCTTTTTTAATACTCCTACCCTCCTTATTCCACTGTTTCAGCGTTTTAAGTTCGGTGTGCCCAGACTGTGCGTATATCGCTTTCAGTCCATCGTTTACCGTAGGAATAGCAGCCTCTTTCACCAAAATTTGAAGCGGCTTTGATAAACCTTTTAATATTGTGCGTTTTTCTTGAATTGTTTTTGCAGAATCAAAAATATTTTCCATCTTTGCAGTACGTTAAAAATTAAACTTCGGTTTGATTTTGTTCCCCCTTCATCGGTGCAACGATGTAGGGGGATTTTGTTTTAATTTAGCCGTTCCAATTCTGAACGAATTTCTTCTTCGGTTTTCGCCAAGTGATTATTTAAATCTAACATCCAATCAGACAACAACTTACCAATTGCAACGGGATTACTTGTAGAAATGGAAAGCCCTTTTGCGTCTACCAAAGTAAGTTGGGCATTATTTTTATCATGTGAGATAGTAAAGCTTTCAAGCTGTTTCCGCTTTTCTCTCACTTCTTGATATTTCTGACGGAGCAGATAAACACGCTCCGCCTTATCGGTCAGTTCATCAATACTTAGACGCTTATTGGGTGCAGCTACTACGGAAGAACTCTCTTTCTTGGAAGTTTGAACGGGAGTTTCAACTTTGCCCGAAACCTGTTCTTTCGTTTCTTCTTCGATTGGAAGGGATGGCAGCACAATTAGAGGGGCTGTTTCATTCTTCTTATTAGCTACATTACTTAACACTACGGCTTTAGCCTCTGCGCTTTTTGCGCTCGATACATTTTTCATTTTGTTTTACGTTAAAAATTAAACATTTAAGTGATAGGAGTGCAACCCTATCCCCTTTTGATTACATTACAAATATAACACTTTTTTTTCACATACAAAAGCACAAATACCTGTAAAACAACACATTAAATACATATCACAAATAAATATCACACATCACATACAGACGTTTGCTCTCTTGTCTCAAAATTATTTTTCTGACATCCGAATCATTTTTTCAAAAATCAAACTGCATTGGGGCAACAAAGAGATACTTTTGACGAGAAAAAGCGTAAATCTATAATTTATGTTAACGCAATTTTAAATCTCAGAAGATTCCCACGGCAAAAAAAATAAAATACTGATTCACAAAGAAAAAAGGGTCTTAAAGGGGAAAAATTTCCCCTTTATCCGTCGGAAGACCACGCACCGCCCTCGGAAAAAGTTTCGCCTCAAACTTTTTTTTCTCTCTTATATGCTGCCCCCTCCTCAAAAATCATCGCACATGCGATACCGCTCCGGCACATTGTGCCGTTTTTCTGTCCTTTACGTAAGCGCTTGTACACAATACATTTGCAATAAAAAAGCGATGAATGAGATTCTAAATTATATCATGGTCTTTCTCTTCGGCGGCGGTTTAGTCGGAACCGCCACAGCATTTGTCACTATCAAATACACCAAGAAACGTGCAGAAGCTGACGCAATGAAAGCGATGCAGGATGTCTACCAGGAAATGATCACCGATCAAAGAAGTTACATCAACTCACTCAAACAGGATAAAGAAGATAGTGAGGCACGCTGGGAAAATAAAGTTGAAACATTATCCAAACGTATTGAGACTATGGATTTGAAAATCAACGAAAACAATCGTTTGATAACAGAGCTTAAAACCATGAAATGTACCGATTTAATTTGCCAAAACCGTAAACAATGAAACATCATGTACACCTTATCATTTATTTTGCTTGCATTTCAGTTGGTATACTGCTGTGTGCTTGTCGTTCTTCTTCTCTACATTCTAATCAATTCAAAGAGAATGGAACTTTTCAGCATAATTACAATGAACTCAATACCGGTACCGGGACCATTGCCTCACAAGTCAAAACCACTAAAGACGAACACGGTTCATCCTGGAAGATCACGTACCATTTTGACACGACACAAACACCCGATCCCACAACCGGCCTACCCCCGCTATCGGGTATCGAGATTGAAGGGAGCGAAAAACAGAGTAAAACCGCGCAGGAAAGTAATGACACTGTACACTCTTCGAACAGCTCTTCAAAGAGAGAGGTATCCGGTCAAACCACACAAAGAGAATCCGGGACAGAGACCAAGAAAGATAGCAAAGTAGCAACCGGTACGGATGATGGCATAAGAAACGGCCTCAGTATCGGGATACCTTTGCTTTTTATCATCATAGCACTATCGTATTATGCCAAGCGACAGAATACATCAAAGTAAAGTCTGGGAACTTATGGAGCAACGGAAAGAGGGTAAACCCATTGAGTTCTCCATTGAATTTTGCAAAAAAAGTACCGGTGAACTCATTACCTACGAGCGTGCGGTACTTAGTTCATTTCATAGTAGCGGAAGCACTGTCAACATACTTCAAATAGGTGAGTATGCTCCCAGGAAAATCCGGAGATGTCTGATTACACGATTTAATAACATCAAAGTTTATTTCTAATGAAGAAGAAACAACCTGAGCCCCAATTATTTCAAAAAGGATATGAAACTTATGCAGTCACCAAAGGCGGAAAAGGAATCATAAAGTTCAGTGATAATAGCGATATCACAACTGACCGGGAGACCTCTACCGTTGAAGTAGTTCCCAAAGGGAAAGCGGCTCCAATTAAGTTTGTTCCTAGAGGGCGGAACAACAACATGATGTATGACATTATGAAGAAGATCGGAGCAAACGTAACTGTCGGCAGCAATGTGGAATTTAAAAATAAGGTAGTATATGGAGATAGTGTCCTCGTATATCGTAAATACCGGGATAAGGAAACCCGAAAAATCATCAAAGAAGAAGTCTTGCCCGAAGAATACCCGGATATATTCGATTTTATAGAAAACAACGACATACCATTTATCCGGATGGAGATAGCGAATGATTTAGTGATCTTCTACGATGCATACGTCGAATATATTTTTAATCAGGACACTCAGCCCAGACTGGTACAAGTAAAGGCAAAGGAAGCAACCTGTTCACGTATTAGCGTAATCGATGAGAGGACCGGCAAGAGTGAATATCATGGTTACTCAGCCAAATGGCATGAAGGTATGCCGGATGATGTAATTGCGACGCCACTACTGGACCGCCAGGCACCTTTGCGGGATTTAAAGACACGAATGGGTTTGTTTCCCAATGAAAAGGGAACAAAAGAGATCGTCAAAGACCGCCGCTTCATCCATAACATTCGCATAGCGACTCCCGGACGATTCTATTACAGTAAACCATATTGGTGGAGTGTATTCGTTTCCGGCTGGTATGACTTTGGGAATGCCATTCCTATCTTTAAGAAGGCTTTGATCAAGAATCAAATGGCATTGCGCTATATCGTCTACATCAAAGAGGATTTCTGGGGAAAATTATACGCGGATGAAAAGATTACGAACGAAGCAGACCAGGCTGTACGGCGGGAGACCTTCCTTCAGGACATGAATGACTTTCTTGCCGGAGAAGAGAATGCAGGTAAAGGCTTCGTGTCCCATTTTCGTTATGACCGAGTAAAAGGATTTGAGGATAAGGATATCATCATAAATACTTTAGATTCCTTCTTCAAGGGTGGCGAATACATTGAAGACAGCGAGGAAGTAAGCAACACCATCTGCTATGGCATGAATGTACATCCCTCCATCATTGGTGCCGCTCCCGGCAAAGGTAAGAGTATTAACGGTACTGAAGCCCGTGAGCTGTTCATCATCGAACAAGCCTTAATGAAAATGTTTCAGGAAGCCACGCTCACTCCCCTTTATTTTGCCAAAGCCGTAAACGGATGGCCGAAAGATATCTACTTTTCCGTCACCAACTGTCAGCTTACCACACTTGACAAAGGGACAGGAGCTACTAAAAATACAGGTTTAACCTCAGAAACAGAAGAAAAATGAATGCTATCATCCCTGACATCGACACACTCAAGAAAGTAGTCAAAATCAATGCTACACTGCCTGACGAAGCCATCAATCCGTATATTGATGATGCTATGGATATCTATCTGACGCCATACATCGGTATCAAAACCGTAGAAAAGGCACTGACCGGAACTGATAAAAGGCTGAATGATAAAATTCTCCGCACCCTGGGGCCTCTCACCCTAATGCTTGCCACTCCGGAACTTGGCATACGTATCGGAGACAGTGGAATTACGGTCGAAAACAAACAAGGTACCTACTCGCCGGCCAATGAAGCAAAAATTGCCGCCGCTAAAGAAAGCTTCTATTTTCGTGGCATGCAGGCCCTTGATCGGCTGCTCACTTTTCTGACCGATCATCCGGAAACTTACCCCGAATACGCCGAGCACTGCAAACAAGCCACAGATTCTTCATGCTTCATCCGTGATGCCAGAGAATTTCAAGATACCGGTTTAGTCAATATCGAGTATTCTACCGTATCGTTCCGCATAATGCTACCTACTGTCCGGCAGTTGCAAGAACGCAATGTGCGTGAGATGCTCAAAGAAGACCTATACCAACGTCTGCTTGATGCCCATACCGCAGGGAAAGAACTGACACCAAAAGAAAAGGTACTACTGGGGCACATACTCCGTTACCTCGCTAACAAAACCGCTGAACTCTATACATCACAGACCTCACGTGAACAGCGTACCATCAACGACACACCGGAGTTTACTCCCATTATCCGGCCCATCTACCAGGATCAGGCAGCAACCGGTAATTTCTTCGCCGATCAAGCGACCTACTACGCCGGAAAGATACAAAACTTCATTTCCGAAAATGCTGAGGAGTTAGGAGTCACACCAACCGTTACCGCTATAAACTTTAACTCCAAAGAAAAGCGAATATTCACCTCTATATCATAACAATATGCACACCATTCAGATAAATGATGATTGTTACCGAGTTCCGGAAAGTTGGGATGAACTCACCGAAAAGCAACTGAGCTACCTGGTTAATCTTACACAAAGCGATATTCCCATCGAAGAACTGAAGGTACACATGATGCTATATTGTCTCAATGCACATGTTTGCCGGTATCGGGATATCTATCGCCATCAAGTAAAGATCAGCATTGGGACTCCCGGCAATAAAATCCCTTTCCGGACACTCAAGAAGAAATATTTGCTTCTTCCTGAAGAAGTCAATCGGCTGGCCGAACTCTTCGACTTCCTGTTGATGTGCGAAAAGGATACCGAAATGAAATACCATGTACACCCGGAACTCACTGTCAATCCCTATCGGGCATTCTTTTGCCGGTTCCGTAAATTCCGTGGTCCGGAAGATGGCCTGCTCGATATTCGCTTCGAACAGTTCATGCACCTGCAACACTATCTTGACGCCATGAATCAGGACCCGGAACAAATTAACCATGCTCTGGCCTGTTTATGGCACACAAGCAAAACATTCAATATCAATCGTCTGGAGAAAGATGCTTCCATTCTCAGCCATCTTCCCCACAGAGTGAAAATGATTATGTACTGGTACATTATAGGGAGCCTGGCCTATCTTGCCAATGGCTTTCCCCGTATCTTTTCCGGAAACGGAAAGAGTAATGGTCGCGTCTTTGATTCGCAAATGCGTCTTTTAGACTCCCTCGCACAGTCAGACATGACCAAAAAGCCCGAAATAAAAAAAGGGTTCCTGATCGATGCCCTGTATACGATGGATGAATCTCTGAGAAAACAACAAGAGCTGAATGAAAATATGCAGAACAAATAAATATTCTCCAATAAAGTTTGTTAGTAGCAAACTTTATTGTATATTTGCATTGTCATAACAAACGCGGGTGACGTCCGCATAAGTTCTTTATATTATGGAACAATTGTTCGAAGCTATCCTCGCGATAGCAAAGCAGAACCCCGATGGGTTCACGGTTGACCTCACAACCTTAAAAAAGGTCACAAAGGGTATTTCAGTCGCCTATCTCGAGACTCAAGACAGTTTCGGAGAAGAAGGACTGAAAAGAGTTCTTAACCATGCTGAGATGCACGAAAAGAAGGTCGGCGGATGGCTGAATGAAGAGAACCAAGAGTTCTATTTTGATTCCGTCCGGATTTTCACCAACCTTGAAGAAGCCAAGCGATTCGGGCGTGAAAATAAACAGATCGCTATTTTCGACATCTCTCATATGAGACTCATCAAATTGTGATCCGGAGGGGCGAAAGCCCCTCCTTTACAACGAATAACATTTTTTTTAAAATACCGATTATCAAAACGTAAATTGATGCATTATGAAGAATTTAGAAATCCTCCCTCTCTCTGCCGAGAGTAAAAAGCGTATTGAAGAGTTCGCAAGGCAGTATCAGCGATATGCCCATATCGCTATTGAGATTGTGTCCTATTCAGAAGGCCGGCTGATTGTCCGTGCCGAGCAAAAGGACCTGGTTAATGATAAGTTCCTTTCAAAGAAAGAACTGACGGAACGTGTCCGGGACATGTTCAAAGATGAAATTCCGGAAGACTGGAAACTTACTGTTTCCGCCGTAAACTTCGACCGTAAAGACATTGATGGTATCACTCTCGACTGGATCAAAAAACGGATGGAACGGCTTGGATTAAAGAATAAACATTTGAGCAACTACACCGGAATTGACAAATGTACCGTTTCTTCCATCCTTTCCGGAGACAAGGAATTGACCAAATGGCACAAAGTGGCTCTATACTACTTGTTCAAGTATTATGAAGTAGCCGGCTTTTAATAAACAAGTAGGGGTATCAGCATTGATACCCCTACTCTCTTACATATTATTTAAAATATTTTTTCCGTTTAGCCCATATGTCGTAGATGAACGGCAAAGCTACACACAATAACAAAAAGAAATCATCGTATTTCTGCACAATACCTAATTTGAACAACCCCCTGATTACAAAGTAGACGATTGGTATTAAGCATATTTTGAGAATTAATATTTTTCTATCTTTCGTCATATCAAATTCCTTCTTAGACCTTAACTAACGTCCCATCTGTTGCTATCGTTCAAACATATAATGGCAGCAGCTCCAGCGACATAACCAAACGCATACTTACGGAACATACTTGCAAGACCTGATCCCATTGCTACATCTTCATTAAGAGTCAGGCGTTTCACACATGAAAACCATGATATATGCCTATATGTAACTCTGGTTTGTGGAGCGTTTAACGTATACGTTGTGTAGCGTTCATTGTCTTCTTGCCCAACAACCACCGTCTCAGACTCATTGTTTTTCGAAGTAGCGGTAATTTCATTACCTTTCACAGTTACCGTCATATCAACGGTTCCATCTTTGTCGATATCTATTCCATACGTATTGTCAGAATAGACCAGAAAATTAAAGTCATAGGATTTTCCGGATATAAAATCCTCAAAACTTACATTCTGTACCTCATTACAATTATAAGTACTGCGTGTATTTGCTGCATTTGTGACATTCATCTTTGTGATGTACGCTTGAGAATCAGGTAAACTCATACTTTCTTCATTCTCATTATTGCAAGATGATAACATAAAACAGGATAAGATTCCCCAAAGCGAAACGAGTAATAAATTCTTTTTCATAATCTAAAAGGTTTAATTAAAAAATAAAAAATCACTGTTTCGCAAAACTATTGCTTTCCCATAAAAAAAGAACATATTTCATTATTTTTTTTAAGATTCACATTAAAAATACCATAAACATGGTATGTATTCCATAGATTTCTCTTTCATATTTCAGATTATTTTGTACTTTAGCCCCTGCCAAAATAAACCAAAAGCTGTCAATTCCTTATGTCGTGCATCCGTAAAACCGGATGGCCGGGTGGTTCCGGTTGGCACACGACATAAGGAATTGATTATTTATAATATGACCATATCGCAAAAAGAGATAACTCAATCTTTACTATCCTACTTAAAATCAAAAAAATCTGTTAGTACTTTCACCGATGATTATTACTATCACCTCCAAAGTCTGGGGTATTCAGAGATCGAAATAGAACAAATAATCCCTATCCTAATTCAAGCAGGTTATATCTGTTATTTAGGAAATGATCAATATTGGATACAAATGACTGATAAAGGAGAGAAATTTTATACTACTAAAGGCCATTTAAAAAGATACACTAAAAAAGAAAAATTAGAGATAGCAGGAGCCATTGCCGGCATTATAGGTACTTTAATCGCATTAGTATCAATCCTATGCTAATCAGTAATATAGAAATAATTAACAACCACCATCTTATCTCAAGTGATTTTAAACGTCGTTGTATATCTTTTATTTCTTGTTCCTGATTCATATTCTTTCATTTTCATGCTAATATACAAAATTATCCGCTAAAGTTTTATCTTTGTCCCCGTAACAAATAAAAACTAACCAAAATGAAAAGAATCACACCTTACTTAACACTATTTTTTATATTATCTGCGAGTTGTAACAATCCCCTCCAAGCTACACACGATGGTATCATTAGTCAAGAGTCCTCTGCTTTTTTACACTCAATTGAAGATAAAAATCCTCTAAAATTAATCGACTTCATCGATTATGGTAATATCATGGATAGTTTAGCTATGTATTCTAAAGACACGATTCAAAAAGATGTTTTCTTAAATTTAGACTGGGGGTTAAATCCTGAACAGGTAAACGATTCGCTGCGTTCTATGCAGATTTTAGGAAAGATATCTTCCGAAGAAAATTATTGGTGCATTAATGATAATAGACATGGAACAGATATAAGAATTATTATTGGAGGAAATTTTTTTAGGAATCGTTTATCAGAAATCACTCTACTAATTGAGCCTGTAGATGGTTATGCATATAGTGATATTCATCATTTAAAAGTAATTGCATATGAATATTTTTTAAGCCAATTATGTAGTGGTAAAAGATTAAAATCAGAAAATGAGGAACAAAATTATAATGCAGTTTCTTATACTGGAAATATTAAATATAATCTTTACTATAGTATAGATGGCATCAGGTTTGATATAACTGATATGTTTCAAGCTAAAATCCGAAAAGATAGTATAAGAACTGAGTATCTAAATAAAATGACCTCTGAACAATAAGCTCCTAATAAATATGGAAATATTATTTGCAACTCTCAAATATTATCTCCATATTTGCAGTGCGAAATAATCAGTGATGTTTATCACCAAGAGCGATGCAAGACGCTCAACGAATAACGATGGGCTTTTTTTATGTCCATTAGAATATATGTAGAAGCTTTTATTAAAAGCAACCAATACGGCTGCCTTTCCCTTGTAATTTTGCTCTTGGAGTAATCTTACTGATTGTTTCGCGACACGGGAGATGGCAGCCGTTTCTGCGTCCCGATAGTTGCGCGGTTCTCAACTAAAATGCGAAACAATCAGTAAGTATGAAAAAAAAATCCACTGGCACCCTTTTCGTGCCTCAGTTCCGCACACCGGAACACACCACAATCCCCCATCAGTCCAACTCCGCAATTGATGATTTTATCCCATCCGATTGCAAAGTTAAAACCTCCTCTGACGCTTACTATGTCAGTGCCATTGCTTGCCTTTGTGCTACGTTCATCTTTCCTCCCTGCATTCTTGCAGCCATTTATTGTGTTATCAAAGCCAAGAAAGGAGGTAAACAATGATCACTACTCAAATTAACGGTATCACCCTGACGGAGAACGCTATCGAAGTCATCCACCGTATTCAAGACTGCGAACATGATTGGATGAAACGTTCTTTAGAAGAGGCTATTGATACCCTCCTTGTAATTGATACCTGTAATATAACGGACAAAGAGAGACTTAATTTGATTATGGGACTTCGTACCATTAGGAAATACATTGATGCCATTGCCGATACCAATAACAAGAAAGGAAATCAGCTATGACCCGTAATACTCGCCGTGCCAAACTCGCAGAAATACGAGCCGTTTGGCTTTTAGTTAGTGTTCGTTATACATTTAATCATTTTAAAATCAAATCACAATGAATAAAGAAAAAGCATTAGCCCTCATTGATATACTATTATCCGAAAGTACATCACCAATAGAGAAGCAACGTGCAGCCGCACAACTTCGTGAATTGATTCACATCCTGTTACCTCAGTAGCTTTCTACCTGTCCTTTATAGCCCGCTTTCCGCGGGCTATTTTTGTCTCCATAACCTAACCCCTGACTTTTATGGAGATATACAACCACTTTGAATATGGCAAAACACTTGCCATCCGCTTAAAGCCTATTGCCCACACACCCGAAAAGCCCAGATTCTTCACCGCTTTCGGACTTGAGGACTTATATAATTTTAATGATAAACTATCATCTGTATCCGGCATGATCCTGATTGCAGTTGATGGCTGTGAGTCTGAATCAAAACGAAACGAAGCCGATGCGCTTAATAACAATGATATATTCTCTTTCATTGTTGCACAGAACACTGTTTCTGATCGTCCGGAAACAATCAATCAGGCAGCAAAAGAATGCAAAGCTGTCGCAAAACAAATTCGGAACTGTATCCTGCAAGACCCCGACATTTCAGAATTCATTGACGATACCATTCAATTTAATGGTATTGGTCCGATTGGTGATAATTTCTATGGTGTAGTACTGACATTCTCTTTGGCTCAACCTGAAACCTATTTCATTGATCAAACATACTGGGAGGATTAACGATGGGATATTATAAAAGATTAAGTACCTCTCGTGCCGAAGTCAAACGCTATAACGCCTCCCGCCGAAAAGCCACACAGTTGACTAATGCCCCGGTATCCGGACTGATCCGCCTTGAAACCGTCTCAGAAACCGAACGCTTTTCAATGGCTCAGGATGCTGATAGACTGACTGCATATAACAAGGCCGTCGAAAAGTGGCAAGATAGTGTGGCCCGACAATTACGAGCCGGAATAGCCGGCCGCAGTATGCGAATAGCCCGCGAACTTGAGCCACGGGCCTACACCGACAAATACGGTATTATCAACCGTCTTGGTTTCTCCTTTCCTCGGCATGGAATCTACATCCACAAGGGCGCCGGCGAAGGTCAGGGTGGCTTCATCGGTTCCAAATGGAATTACCTCAAAAAAATTAATGGAGTCGAGATAGATACCGGTATTGTACGCCATACAAATCTCAAATCACTCGGACGACAGAATGAAGGCAACCGCCGGGCCTACGAATGGTTTGATCCTGTAATTCGTAACCGGATCAATGAATTAGCCGATATCATCACCGGTTATTTCGACACCATGCTGATTGATGCTACCCGAATATACATAGATAAACGAAACAGTCTCTAATATGGCAAACGACCTAAACCGCAGTATCAAACTTTATATTGATGGCTCAGAAGCCACTAATAAGATAGACCTGGTAAAAGAAAGTATTTCTCGTCTTGAAGACAAACTCAAGTCACTTACCGGAAGAGAAGCAGACTATGCAAAGCGTTCCCAAGACCTCAAGAAAGAACTGGATGCAAAAAACCGAACTCTTCAGAATTACGAAAAACAGTTAGCCGAAACAGAACGAGTTCTCAAAAACCTCTCCGGAGCAACTTATAACGAACTCCTTGCTGTCCAATCCCGTGTCCGGAAAGAGCTTCGTAATGCAGTGCCCGGAACGAAACAATATACGGCCGCTCTTGAGCAGAATCGGCGTGTCACCGAAGCCCTTTCCAGAGCACAAGCCGCCATGCGTGTCGAGGTAGGTGCACAAGGTAATGTCTGGTCACGTGCCTCCGGATTCATTAACAAATATATTGGTCTGATCGGTACTGTCATAGCAGCTATCACCGGAGTTTCTATGAAGCTCAACCAACTCCGAGAACAGCGAAACAAACGTGAAGAAGCAAAAGCCGATGTTGAAGCTCTTACCGGACTTTCCAAAGACGATATAAACTGGTTGGAACAGCAAGCTGTCCAGTTGTCAACGACAATGACCGAATCCGGCATTCGCATTCGACAGTCCGCAACAGAAATTCTTGATGCCTACAAATTGGTAGGCTCTGCCAAGCCCGAACTTCTTGACAACAAAGAAGCTTTGGCCGAGGTGACAAAACAGACCCTTATATTAGCTTCTGCATCAGGTATGACCCTGAAGGATGCAGTCGATGCCGTAACCCTTTCTCTTAATCAATACGGTGATGGTGCCGACCAAGCTTCACGCTATGCAAACGTCATGGCCGCCGGCTCTAAATATGGAGCAGCAGCCGTAGAGTCCGTCACCACAGCCGTCACCAAATCCGGGGTAGCTGCTGCCTCTGCCGAAATTCCTATCGAACAGCTTGTAGGTACTATTGAAACACTGGCCGAAAAAGGTATCAAAGACGAAATAGCCGGTACCGGTTTAAAGAAATTCTTCCTTACCCTACAAACCGGAGCAGATGATACAAATCCCAAAATCGTCGGTTTAGAGAAAGCTTTGGATAACCTTCAGAAAAAGCAACTCTCAGCAGCCCAGATTAAGAAGCAATTTGGAGAAGAAGGATACAATGTGGCCTCCGTACTTATCAATGAAGCCGATAAGGTAAAATACTACACTGAGGCAGTCACCGGTACGTCCGTAGCCATGGAACAGGCCGCCACAAAATCAGAAACAGCGGCAGCTAAATTAGATCAGGCAAAGAATAAAATGAATGAATTAGGTATTCAACTTCTTGAGAAACTTAATCCTTCTATCACCACTGTTATCAACGGTACGGTAAACTGGACCCGTAAAATCGTTAATTTAATAGGATTCCTGACAGAACACTCCCGTACAGTTATCACCTTAACGACCTCTGTATTGACATACTCCATAGCAGTCAAAGCCCTTACTATCTATGAAAATCGTTTAAAAGAAGCCAAAGTGGGTAACTTACTTATTGACAAAGCGTCGGAATCCTTTAGAAGAATTAAAATTGCCAGTATATTGGCACTTTCTGCTGCTAAATATGCATTAGCGGGAAATACAGGGATGGCCACAGCCGCAATGTCTCGCTTCAATGCCGTATTGAGTAAAAATGCTATTGGAGCCATCATTGCACTTATTGCCACCGCAGGAATGGCCATTTACCAATATGCAAAACGTACTAAAGAAGCTTCTACGGCAGAAGAAAAATTCACGGCAGAACTAATTAAAGAACAACGTTCTTTGGATTCTTTGTTTGGTGCACTAAACCGAAGCCAAGCAGGTACTCAAGAACGACGTGAACTTATTAATGAAATAAACAAAGTTTATGGAACATATCTTCCAAACTTATTAACAGAAAAAAGCTCCATTGATGATATCAGAGAGGCATATATTTTAGTAAACAAAGCACTTGAAAAACAAATTGCAATAAAAATACGCAATGCCGCAACTAACGAAATCATGGAAAATTCGGTCAATTCTCAAGCTGTATCACTCGAAAACATACGAAAAAAATTGTTTTCAGTTATTGGTAACGGAAAAATGACAGACATGGCATTGCGTGATATCCGACAAACAACTACAGAGTTTCAAAAAGCAGGTATGAAATGGGAAGATGCTTTCGGCCAAGCATATCACAGCATACAAAAAAAATATCTTGGAAAAAAGAAAATGGCTGAAGGATTTGGCCAAGAACTGCAAGACTACATTAAGAACGTTTATAGTATGGAGAAAGAAATCGCTAAAATAGAAGCAAAATTCAGGCCCTTTCTCCAAAAGCCGGCTAATGAATTGGATGAAGTTGTTATAACAGCAAAGGATTTAAGTAAGAAAGACAAGTCCGGAACAGGAACTGTTGATGAAGAGAAAGCCAAAGCCCTTCTTAAAAAGAGGCTTGAAGAAGAAGCCAAGCTCTACTCTCAACACCAGTCGGAACTTAAAGAAGCCTATCTCAAACGCCAGGACGAAACCTTGCAAACCGAACAGCAGTTCAATAACCGGATGGAAACCCTCGAATTAGAACATCAGCAACGTATCATTAATATAGCCGGTGCAAAAAGTAAAGAAGGCATTGATGCTCAAAATCGAATCAACGATATCAAAATTAAACAGCAAAAAGAGCAGATGAACCGACAGCTCGCTGAAGAAAAGACACTTTATGAAAACCAACAAAAGGACCTAAAACTTCTCTATGTTTCCGGTAAGGATGAAAATCTGAAAACAGAGAAAGAGTACAATGAAGCAATGGAGCACCTCACTATCATGCACTTGGAACGTGTTCTCAAAATTGCTAATCTCGACGCTGATCAACGGCGCACCATTGAACAACAACTACTCGACTTTAAAGTAAAATGTCTTCAAGATGAAGAGAAAGAACGGAAGAAACTTGAGGATGCAGCACAAAAGAAAAAAGATGAACTGGCCAGGAAGGAGAAACAAAGGCTCACCGAACAGGCACAACAGTACCGGCAATATGGTGAACAGATCGGCGATACCCTCGGACAAATGATATCAGGTCAAGAAAATGCCCTGCAGAACTTTGCTGATACCATGCTCGATATCCTATTCGATGTACTGAGCCAGATGATTGATATTGAAATAGCCAAGGCCACGGGTGTAGCCGTCGGAGCTGTAGCCCGTTCTGCTGCCGAAGCCTATGCCATGCCCGACTCTGTTGCAACCTTTGGAGCAACCGGTGCAGCCCGTGCCGCAGTTCTCTCCGGACTGATCATGGGAGCATTGGCCGCTGCAAAATCAACGCTCAAAGGATTGATTAAGGGGGGGAGTTCTTCCACTTCCGCAACCGATAACAATACCGACAGTACCAAAACAGCTCAAGTGCAAGTCAAGCAATGGGCATCCGGCAGATACGATGTCATTGGTGAAGATGATGGCCGGACCTATCGGGATGTTCCCTACATAGGTGATTCACCGACCGGAATCGTCCGCCGTACCTCATTGATATCCGAATCCGGAGCAGAGCTGATCATCAATGCCGAAGATCTTTCCCGTCTTCAGCACCACATTAATTACCCCATTGTCGTACAGGCCATTCAGGATGCCCGCAGTGGCCGAGTTCCCCAGCGTGCTGAAGGCAATTACGATCCGATCCGTAACAGTACTTCCCGTACCTCTCAGACAACTTCTTCACCGGCTGATAAGGAAGCAAACTTGGCTCAACTGATCAAAGAGTTACATGCACTGATTGAGAAGCTTAAATACCTCAAAGCATACGTCGTGCTTCGCGAGCTCAACGAAGCACAAGAATTAGCAGATAAATCAAAGGAACCATTCACCCGCAAAAAACAATAACACATGTCACTCAAGATAAAAAATCAATTAGGAATATTCGATCTTCAAAACGATTTCAGCATTGAGATCGAAGACACCTCCCCTATTTACAACGAACGTGGTTCACAATCCGTACCTGCCACGCTTCCTGCCTCCCGAAACAACCTTTCACTGATCACCCATGTCCATCGTCCGGATAGTACCTACTCCCCTGCCCCGGATACCCGTGTCACCGTCTCCGATGGTGTCTACAACCGAATAGGTAAGATGAACATCACACAAGCCTCCAAATCCGGAGGAATCGTATCCAATATAGGTTTTGACGAGTCCGAAATATACTCGGTATGGAATGCTGTTTCACTCCGTTCCCTTTCTGCTCCGGTTATTCGTCCCGAAGGGGGAACAGCCGGAGTCATCAGCCTGCTCAATTCTATTATGAATGAAACAACAGTAGACGATGCTCTTTCCGTCTTTCCCATTTGTGTAGCCATGCCATCACATACAACAACCGTAAACGGTACGGAAACCACCACTTACTACCCCGAATACATCAATAAAATAGCTAAATCAGAGACCGGTACCTACTCCCTTCAGGGAGCTGCCAGACAGGAAACATTCCTTATCAATAACGAACCCGTCCTTACTTCCGTTCCTGAAGGTTATGCCATCAGCCCATTTTTAAAAGTATCTTGGATACTCAATTTTATATTCGTCCGGTACGGTTATACGGTCCTTGAAAATCCATTCTCAACCCACCGTCAACTCTCCCGTCTGGTAGTTCTGAACAACATGGCCGACAGCATAGTCAAGGGCTTCATTGATTACTCTGACCTTCTACCCGATTGCACGATTAACGAATTCCTACAAGCCCTCTACTGTCGCTTTGGTATGGTCTATTTTGTTGATGGAAAAAATAAAACCGTTAATCTCAAATTTATCAAAGATATCATCTCAGCTCCGGCCTCACTGAACTGGTCCCTGCTCAAGTCGGCCCGGCCTGTTATCAACTATGCCGCTGCACAGCAACTCAAACTTTCCGCATCGACCAATATCTCCGGTCCTTATACCAATTTAGTAGCTACCCCTACTGCCGACTCACTCGACAAATTTCTCAAACCCTTTGGGCATGTCTTGTCAAGTAACACAGCAAAAGGATATCTCACCTATTCTTTATGGGATGGTTTTTACTATGTCCGGAACAATCTGACCGGAGTTCGCGAAGCCCGCAGCTCTGACTTCTTCCCCTGGGATAAAGGAGCAAACATCAGTTATATGGAGATATCATCTATTGATGAATGCCTGCCGATGAAAGGTTCTTACCCCGATGACCAACCGGTTTGTCCTGCCTATCTCCTGGGAAAAGTACACAAATATACCAATATCTCCAGCGCCAGCGTAGAACTATCAGAGGAGCAAAACACCCAAACTCCTCTATGCTTTTGCTTTTCCATGCCCCGTGCATCCACTCCCTACCCCTACGGATCGCCAAGATGTTACGCACCCGGCGGTGAAGCTATAGCCATCAACGGCCACACATTCGATATCTCCATGACCTTTACTGGTGATAATGGCCTGTTCTCCCGTTTTTGGAAGGGATTTGACGCCATTCTCCGACATTCCAATCATACGGTTGAAGTTCCCGTACACTTGAATCCAATTCAATTACTCAATATTGATTTCAGTCAAACGATCAATATAGATGGCCAACGATTACTGCTTGATACAGTGCGCTATACATTACCCAAACTTCTTTCACGTCCGGCTACTGTCCGTCTTCGTACCCTTCGTCTCCTGATCCCTGTCGGGGAAACCGATTTGGACTTGGATGCAGAGCAAGGAATACAAACGATTGAGCAACTCTACAAATGGGCGTTTCACAATAATCGTGAAAACATAGTAGAACTCAAGATACGGGCACAAGTCGAGGAGTGGAAGAAGGCTATTATCCCACCGGCGCAATGGCTCGGAGTGCTACGTAAAAACGAGGTAAGTGATCAGGTTTCAGATATTGAGATACCGTTTACTGTACCGACTCAAGAAGATTATGAAGCCGGCAAAGAGTTCTTCATCAAAGAAATCAATTACAGTTTCGACCTTTACTACAAGGTTCGGGTTCCCAATGGTCAGACGTCTCAAGGTGATATCATCTGGAAAGATAAAGAATACGGAGGCGTACACTATGCCATTACTTACGGGCTTTCCGTTAAAGCAGAACTGCTTTAGTTGTCCTTTGCCGCACATGATCAAAACATCATATTTGCAGCATGAATGACGATAAAACCATCACAGCAGCAATCGAGACAAGCAATGTAACTGCACTGCTTGCCGCTTACCGGAAATTTACAAGTTCCTCCGGGGCTACAACAGATGAATTTTTCCGCTTCATCACCACCCCCACTCCGGAACGGGAAGAGTTCCTGGCATTGTACTGCTCTTCGACCTCTTCTGTGTCCGGTACCATTATACAAACTAATTACAATGCACTATGAGTTTAACAGCAAACATATATCCGTCTACAATCGCTTTAGCCGGAAATCCCATCAAGCTGACCATAAACTCCAGTTCAGTAGTCAGCTACACTATTCGTCAGGCCGACCGCACCATCTTTTCAGGAAGTGGTGAAGGTGAGTTCTCTGTCTTTCTTCAGGATATCCTTTCAGGTATTCTCAGTCCCAAACATCTGCTTAACGAATCCACTGATATATTACTGCCCGATTCAACTTCAGCTACAGATATTGCCATTAGTGTCCAAAACACCCAGGGAGAGACTAAAGCTCTTTCTCTGAAAGCAGTTATAGGAGGCATCAGCAAGCGGCTACTACGGCGTCTGTTAGATGAAAACAGCAATATATTCACTTGGAAGCTACTCAATTCATCGGTCAATTTCTTCAAGACCACCCGTACCAACGGGCGTATCATCACCATCCGCGAAACTGAACTCCTACCTATTCCTTTCCTTTATCCGGATGGTGCATTAAAAGTAGTTGCAGCCGGCGTTGAAACCTCTTTATCCGGAACAGCCGGACAACCGGTAGCCCTTAACCTATATCGGCTCCGACAAAAACTGTTTCAAACTAATCAAAAGTTAGCTTCTGTTTTCGATATCTATTCCGGATCAACCAAAAGCTGTACTATTGTCATCACTCCCGGAACAGTATCCCGTGAACGTTATTTACTTGAATTTCTCAACTCCTATGGAGCCTACGAACGCATTGAAGTCACCGGTATCGGTAACATTGAGTCTGAAATAGAGTCCGACTCCACTTATCAGATTTACGACGAAAGCATTGATGATTATATCGAGGCCCGCGAGCGACAGTCTGCCCGTGACAAGCTTCAGGTCGAATCCGGATATCGCAATACCGAAGAGCTTGTGCATTTAATGGATATGCTTGCTTCCGATGACATAAAGATACTCGGACTTTCCGGACGAAACATCAGGGTAAATGCCGTAGCCGACAACCTCACCCATGCCATACGCTCCACTGTACCGGAAAGTATTAAAATGACTCTTCATTTCGTTGACTCCGATGTTCGTTACACCGGATCACTTTCAGAGGACGAAATAGGAAATCCCCGTATACATACCGAACAGTTCACACCTCAATTTAATTGATATGGCCGATCAGCAACAAGTTATAGATGAACTCATTGACTACATTGACAAAGCAGTACTCAAGCACAGTGTCTCTAACCGGCATGTGGCAGAAGTGCTATACTGGTTGAATGAAGGATTAAAGAAAGTTTCTACTGATGGTTTAAAAGATATCTTTATCAGTAAAAAGCAGATAGACGAAACCAATTTTTTACTTCGTCTTCTGGGAGGTGTCGAATTTAGCAGCGGGGATGATCCCTACAGAATCACGCAAAAAGGCGAAGCTTTCCTAAAAAAGTTAACTTTAAATGGTGGTCTGATAGAATATGACCCGACCGAAAGAGTTTGGAAACTGAACGGTAATATGCTGATCTCAGGTAATATTACTTTCGGTTGGGACAATGGAACATACACCGCACCAACTCTTCTCGATCTGCTCCCTTACGACCCGACTACCCTGTCAAAAGAGGGCGGCCGACTGTCTGTGATCAATGCCGGTTCTGACTTTGATGAATTGGCCATGTGGGGTGTCCTCGGTAAAGAAGGTGTTCAGCAGATCGACAAGTCACATTTGTCCGGTGCTCTTGCCGGATATGCGACAGAGAAATTTGTCACAGATAAAGGCTATATCACTTCCTCCGCTCTTACCGGCTACGCTACGGAGACCTTCGTCAGAGAGAATTTTGTAACCCTTGCCGGTGCCCAGGAGATTACCGGTGAAAAAGATTTCACCGGCGGACTGAAAGTAAACGGTGGCCTGCTCGATTACGATCCGACCGAAAGAGTTTGGAAACTGAACGGTAATATGCTGATCTCAGGTAACATCACTTTCGGCTGGGACAATGGAACATACACAGCTCCGACCCTTCTTGATCTGCTGCCTTATGATCCGGCTACCCTGTCAAAAGAGGGCGGCCGGCTGTCAGTAATCGGCAGTGCCGGTTCAAGCTTCGACGAATCCGCCATGTGGACCGCGCTCTTGAAAAGTGGTTCTCAACAGATCGACAAGTCACATCTGGGTACAGCTCTTGCCGGATATGCAACAGAGAACTTTGTAAATACGAACCTTAATGCCCTGAAAGGAGCCGGTCTTCCAACTACGGAAGGATATCGCAATGTTACAGAGATAGCCAATACCCTGCTTACCTTTCTCACCGGATCAGATACCGACTCGACAATCAACAAATGGAAGGAACTTGAAGCGTTCCTGGCCGGATTCTCCGAAACGGATACCCTTGCTACTGCTCTATCTGTCAAAGCGGATAAAACCCGTAGCATCATTGCCGGCACCGGTCTTTCCGGGGGGGGTGATTTGTCTGCGGATCGTACCTTGTCCCTTTCTCCTTCCGGAATAAAGGCCGGTACATACACCAAGCTCACCGTTGACGCTTATGGTCGTGCAACGTCCGCATCAGGGTTGATAGCCTCTGATATCCCCACTTTAGAGATTAGCAAAATCAATGGTTTGCAGGATCGTTTGAATACCTTCGTCACCCTTGCCGGTGCTCAGGAGATTACCGGTGAAAAGAATTTCACCGGCGGTCTGAAAGTAAACGGTGGCCTGCTCGATTACGATCCGACACATAAAGTCTGGAAACTGGATGGTAACCTGTTAATCACAGGTAGCACAACCTGGAATGCGGTGGGCGATTATACTGCTCCGACCCTTCTCGACCTGCTACCTTACGACCCGGCCACTCTGTCGAAAGAAGGTGGCAGACTTTCCGTTATCGGTGGCGGTGGAAGTATCGGTGGTGGCAACATTATGTTGAACGGCACACTCTATGAAGCGGCTAACGGAGTCATCACACTGCCTGATTTATATCAGAAAACACCTAATGGAACCGCATCACAATTTCTCAAGGCCGATGGTAGTGTGGATTCCAACCTTTATGCATTAGCGTATGGTGGTGACCAAAACAGTATTCAGTATTCAAGTAAATCTAATTACTTAAGAGTTATTGATAGAAGAAATGACACAATACTTCCAACCTCTTATGATAATTATAATATTAGTGGCTTATTTCATATGTCCGGCATGCCATCCTCTAACTGGTGGTCAGGTATTCATGTGAAAGGTTGGGGAGAAGGTTATGCTACCTGGGAACTTGTTGGGCCTTCTTCAACAGATAATACTAATAATAGATTATATTATAGAGATGGCAAAGGTTCTTCTTGGGCTACTGATTGGAAAGGTATAGCTTTTCTCGAAGATTGTAATAAAGTTGCAACTCCTTACTTTGAGGGACAAAATATATATTCAGACTATGGGTGGTGGGTAGTTGCTTTATGTAAACTTAGTCCTGCTGATTCTGAATATAATTATGCAAGCGGTACCATGTTTTACAGAAGAGGAAATGGTATATATGGCAATGGCTCTGTAAACTTTAGTGTTATGAAGAAATATAGTACGACTAATGTTTATGCAGGAGTTATATATAATGGATTTGGAGTATCTACAGATGAAGATGCTCCTAAACTATGTACTTTTACTTATGGTGGAGTTAAATATTGTGGTCTTAAATGGACAGGAGCAGCAAGTTTAGATAATATCAAAACTCTTATATATGATATAAGTTCTACAGGATTACCGTTTTATGTCAAGTATTTCAATTCTCAGAGTGGAGAAGTATTTAACGCTGAAATAAAAAATTCTATTGTTGAACTTGGAAGTGATATTATATTATATAATACCAGTACACCTTGTGGATTATTTACATCTGCTAATAAAGGTTTAGAGATTAAAGCTAAAGACAACGCTTGGGCATTTACAAGATATAATACTAATGGTAGAATAGTCGATACTGGTTTATCTGGTACTACTGCTGGTTTAGCAGGACAAGCAGGTAATTATGAAATTAGACCTGGAGCAAATAATAATGAAGGAGTATTTGTTAGATATAGTGGAAGTTCTTATGGCAAATTTGCTGTAGTTAATAGAAGTGGTTCAGAATGTTCTATTGGATATTATAATAACGTCAACCCTACAGGGGATAAACCTGTTTGGACAGTAGGCGCTGGTATTAGGAATCAATGGTCATTTGATTGGTGGTATTCAGATGCTGGTATTAAAATGACTATGGATAGTGATGGTAAACTATTTGTTAATAGAAAAAGTGGAGATGCACCAAGTATTTCACTTGCTATTGGGGACAATGATTCCGGTTTACATCAGATAGAAGATGGAAGAATTAGATGTTATTCTAATAATAAGGATGTTGGTAACTGGGGCTATACTGATGCCCGTTTTCATAATGTAACATTCAGAGAAGCAAGCAACAACGACTATAATGGCTTGGGTCTTATGGTTAATGGAAATGGAACAGCTAATACAGTTAAGCCTGGTATTGGTTTCCATCAGCCGGGAGTATATGCTGGAAGTCTCAGGCTTGACGCTGCCGGTAATTGGAGCTTCTGTGTTCAGGGAGGTAGTATTGGGGGGACTGTACAAGGTGGATCTTTTTACGCCAATGGAGGCTGGTTATACAGTAATGTTAATGGTTGCGAGATAAGAATAGGTAGTCAAAATACAAGCTATGTTCATATAACGAACAATGCTAACAGACCATATTATATTGATAATACTATTAATATATCCGGCACTATATCTCCTTATTCAGACAACACTTATGATTTAGGCAGAAGTGCAAGTAAATGGAATTATATATGGGGTAATCACTTTATGGGTAATTCTGCATCTGCCACATTTATACTTCCGAACTATGTCGGCGGACAACAGGCGAATCCTCAAACCTACTTCAATAATAGTATGGGGGTCAAAGTAGCTATGACAGGCGTTAATCCTGATTCGTATTGGGGCGATACTTTATGGATTAATGGATATGGGGGTACTGATGTTCCGAATATGTGTGCTTTGCATTTCTCAAGGGGCGGTGCTCCTCTTATTTATATAAGCAGTCAAAAATATCACGCTACAAGTTATGGCACAATGTACCATATATGGACCGGATATAATTCAAACCATTCTTCTGCCGCCTGGACTTGCAGTACCTTAAATGCAAACGGAAGAATTAGCACTACCTCTGATATATATTCTGCCGGTTGGGTCAGGGCCGGCGGAAGTAACGGATTCTATTGTGAATCCTATGGCGGTGGCATCCACATGACAGATTCGACCTGGGTACGTGTCTATAATGGTAAACAGTTCTATGTAGGCAGCACCTCTTCCGATGCCATCCATACCGCCGGAGGTATTAACGCAAGTGGCAGGATTTATGCCGGTGGTCACCTGAGTACTAATGGTGGGCTTGCTGTAAGTGGAATTTATGGCGGCTCAGGCGCATCAGGTTTTAATGTGTATGCTGTATTCCAGGGCAGGTCAGACCATGGAGGAATAGAAGTGAGGGCTTCTGACAATACCTTTGGTATCGGTGTACACTCCAATGATCACATGTACTGGTGGTGGGGAACATCGACCTCAACCAATTCCACTTCTGGAAAATCCTATATCATGGACTATGGCGGCGGTAACTGGAGTTTCACCGGTAACCACTACGTCTCCGGCTATTCAACCTGGGGTTCCGACTCACGTTATAAAACCTATCTGGGTGAAGTAACCCTGCAATTGGATCAGATCGCAGACTCACCCACTATCTACTACCGCTGGAACAGCAAGAAGAGAGATCGTGACGGGCTTCTCCATGTGGGTGGTTATGCTCAGTACACCGAGCAGATCCTTCCGGAACTGACCCATGAGACAAGTAACTTTAAAACGATGGACTATGCTGTATGCGCTTATGTATACGCAGTGCATGCAGCCCGGTTCCTCCGGGATCATCTCCTTTCAGACTATGAATGGAAGTCAGACACGGAGTTGAGAATGGATGCTTTGGAAAAGGAAAATATCAAATTGAGAAACAGAATTGAACAATTAGAAAGGAGGGCTGCTTAATGGCGGTATATAATCGAATCCCTGAGCGGTTTACTAACCTGGATATCCGCGATACCCTGAACGCTTATGGTGGAAGTGTGGGCGATAACTCGCTTAACTATTTCTCTGCTGCTGCACGCATTAACATGTGGAGCAAACGTAAACCGGTGAAAAGAAATATCATGTTTAATACGGAGGACCCGAACTGGTTCCGTGCCGATTCTGGAAACTACGGTATCAATGTCCCCCGTGCAGCGGATATTGCGCTACTGACCGGAACTTACACCTATGATATACCTGTTCAGGGATCGTACAACCTGCGTGTCGGTGATTTTGCCGGATACAATCCGGAAGCTACCGTACCATTCACTACCATGCTTCCCGCCGGACTTATCCTTGCCTCCGGAAGTGCCACTGTTGTGAAGTTGATGCTGAAATCACTTGATTCAACATACAATGTTGTCCCGGCCGATATATTCCCATCTAATTCATATTTGGGATGTGCTGTCACATACGGAGCCCGGACGCTTATTAAAACGCTTTCGGTTACAATCTTCAATGGAGGGGTAACTCTGAACATATCCGATTGCGAGCTCTTGAAATCAGATAAGACGGGAGTCAGGATAAAGGTATTCATCTGTACATCGCAGGTTCCATCCTGGCAGGGTGAAACGACACAATCCTATTACAGTTTGAACGCAGAGGACGGCTTTGATGAATCGACCGTTGATATCGTCACCCCGCATGCCGATGTTTACTCGTTCGGCATCCTTGGACTCAGCATTATCGAAGCGAGAAAGATATCTTTAATCGGTACGGCGATTATCAACTCCGGAAGTCTCTTTCAAGAGGGCCGCTTAATAAGCAGACTGGACAATAATTACTATTTAAAGTCGGTAAAAGTCGTTGCGACCCGTGCAAGTGACGGTGTTACTGTTGCCGAGAAAGCACAAAGCATAACATCTTCCACTACACCGACACGCTTAGGAAACGACTGGATGGCAGGTGAGTCCGTCAACTTCAGAACACCGGTCTCTATGCCGGATGTTCCGGCCCTTCCTGCTAATGATTATTATCATTTTACATGCTATTTTAGATTTGAATGATATGGAAAGAGTAAAACTATTTATTGAAGGTAACCTTATTGTAAAATATGGTTACAAAATGGGAGGGGGGGGGTAAAATCTTCTTACAACAAAAGAAAGAGGATTTTGAGTATGAAAAACTAATTGAAGGTGATTATGTCTATAACGGTGAAACTGGCGATATCGCTTTGTCTGGCAGTGTTACTTTCCTTCGGAAAGGAGGTGAGGATGGCTGTTTATAATGTTATTCCTGACCGTTTCACGAATCTTGATGTTCGTGATACCCTGAACGCAAACGGTGGCAGCGTCGGGGATAACTCAAGCGATTATTTTGGGGTTCGGGCGAATGTGAACATCTTCTCTTTGAAGAAGCCCGTTAAATTCAACAAACAGTTTGTAACGGATGCCGATGCCTGGTGGAAAGCTGATAATGGGAATTTCGGTATCATCCTTCCTCCGACCGGCTCTCTTCCGGCTGTGGGTTCCCCCATGTCTCCTTGGTCATGGGATTTTCCCGGCGGTAGCGGCAGTCCGTTGAGAATTTCAGATTATGCAGGCTATAATCCTAAAGCCCCACACCTGTTTTCGATGCATCCGGACCCCGGCCTGTATCCCAATTCGCAATTCAGATGCTCCATCCTGCTAAGGCAGAATGCTGAGATATCAATTAATAGTATAGCTGATATCAGCAGGGCTTATATGGGTGTGGTGGTAAGGCATCAGGCAAACGGAGAACTTCGATTCCGTACACTGAACAGGTCCGTTATGGAGATGCAGCAACAAGAATATGCAGTGGTACTGGATGTTCCGAATTGGCCGGACGGTAAAGTGGATGTTTATATGGTTGCTTCCTACGCTGAAGCTTCAGAGCAGTCTTACAGTAGTATAAATGTGACTCTGTTTTCAATGAATCAGGGTCCTTTAGAGACAGCTTACATGGTCAAGACCCTTGCCAAGCCTGTACCGAACAGCTTTAAATTTGATTATAAGGTCGTTAATGACTTTGCGAATGAATATCATTTGGAATGTACATTTACGTCTATTAAAGGAGCATGGGAGAAAGCCCGATTCTCAGTATTCCTTGAGTCTGATCCGATTGGTGCTTTCCTCGGTGGTATGGGTGAGTCTTTATCTCCTGCTCCGATTGGAGAAATGCTGTCACAGGGAGAGTCGTATACATTCAACTCTCAATCATTTACTCGTGTACAGACTTCTCAAAATAACTATGTAAACTATACAGCGAGATACTTAGGAGACAATTATCAATCCGGCTCTATCTTCTTTAGAGCCAAATAAATTAGAATAATGGAAAATCAAGAAACAAAAATCAGCAATGTAACCACTTCAATGAAAGTGGAGAAAGAGATCAACGGATTTAAAGTATCCGGAACGGTCGAAGTCTATAACGACAGTAAACGGATCAAGCGCATTGACGCTTCCGTACAAAAAACAGATTCGAACGCTATGGCACCTTTCAAGTATTCCTTTACGGTTACCCGTGGACTGAACGATATGGTCAATCCATCTGAGGAGAATGAACCGGAACGGGACCAGGCTCTGACAGCCGGCATCGAATTTGAGAAAGCTGTTGAACAGGCCGTATCCGGTATGATATTTAACACTATCGTAGAATAACATTAAAACAGAATCAATGGAAAATCAAGAAACAAAAACAGAAAAGAAAATCGTGAAAGTGAAACTCAGTGATGCAATAAAGAAAGCATCCATCCTGAAAGCCGTTCTTCTTGCTTATAAAGATAAGGAGCTGTCGGCAGAACTCAAATCTAAAGTGATGATGACCCGTATTTATTACGGCAAATTTCGCAAACAGTTTGAAGAGGATGTAAAGGAAGCCCGTGAGGGGTTGAAGCCGGAGGGGTATGATAAACAGCTTCAGGAAATAGACGAACTGGAAAATAAGGCTCGTGGGGATAAGGACATTCGTAACCTTACTCCTGAAATGCTAAAATCTGCTCTCACCCAAGAGGAATACGACAAGCATGAAGCGTTCATGCCAATTTTCAACAAGTATATGGAAGAGGTCACTAACTTCAAATCTGAGAAGTTGGATGAAGAGGTGGAGATGGAAGAAAAGAAATTCACTCAGAAAGAGTTCGATGAAATTCTGAATGTCAATACCGCTGAGAGCTATAATCTTGACCTGTGTATGCCCTATAACGGTAAGAATATGATCTTTCCCGGATCAATGAAAAGCGCCGATTTTATGGAGGTACTGTATGAAGAGTTCATTGACTAAAAAATAAAACTGTACGGTTCTCACGAATCGTACAGTTTATAAGATGGTACTTCAATTGATATTTGGTTGACAAAGGCGCTATAAATATATGATTAACATTTAGAAAAAACAAGAAAATGAGTAGAGGATTACGAAACAACAATCCCGGTAACATTAGACGTGATCGGGATAAATGGCAAGGTGAAATCGTTCCCAGTCAAGACCAGAGTTTTAAACAATTTAGTTCGATGGCATACGGCTATCGTGCTTTGATCAAGTTACTGCAAAATTATCGGAAACTACATAACCGACAGACTATTGCTGAGTTTATTAATCGTTGGGCACCTCCCTGCGAGAACAACACTTCCGGATACATCACTCGTGTGTGCAGCGAAATGCAAGTTCCCTCAACGTACGTTCCGGATATTAACGACAAAGCTACAATGTGTGCCTTTGCCGCAGCCATCAGCCAAGTAGAAAACGGAGTTCCCGCAGTCATGGCAGATATTGAAGCCGGATGGGATTTGTTAATGAAGTAAAAATAGTGCGGGCGTTGTACTGAGTTGTACAAATATTGTGCGCCCGCATCTTTTTATTTATCAGAAGGATAACTCTTAACCGCACAAAAGTACAA